CATGTTTTGACACTAGTCGAAGAGGTGTCCCTCTATCTACACGTAGTGTAGTCTCGTGCCTTACCAGGACATATGGTATGGATGAATCTCCAGGACATTAATGTCCCCGGAGGGAATTGCGCCTGAACGACCCTAGGAGGTTGGAGGTGTCACGGCCCCGAACACGACTGTCGCGGCCGCAAGCGCTGGCGACCAGGTAGGTCACCATATTCATGGGTGGATGGTTCTCTAGAGGGTACACGCAGGAGAGGGTTGTGAAGCCTTCCCTATTGCGGGTGCCGGTGAATCATGATTGACTGATCTGTCGGCTTATGACAGTGAATTAGAGCCCGCCTGCTCGACTATTGGTGCTCAAGATAACGGCACCATTAGGATTCACTGATGCTTACAGATACGTCATAATACATAACCGGTACTGCCTCCAATCGCTGTCTGCCATCGGCGATGCGCGCGAGGCCACGAAAGCACCGTGATGCCCATGAATTACTGGCTTAAGCCTGTTGCCATGCGCACGACAGGAAGTGAGCATGCACACTTGCTGCATTGCGCTTCCCCAATGCAATGTCTCAATTATTAGAGAATCAGGCATTAATGGCAATTTACCACCCGAATTACGCACGGTTCGATGGCGTGCATGTTTTTCGGTTCCGCAAACGGACGGCGAGGCGTGTCGTTAGTCTAAGCGGAGTATTGGTGTTGATGAGACACCTGCGTACCACCCGGAAAGTGGTGTTCGCAACCATGCTGTTGTTGATAGCAGCGTGGAGCTTACCAACTGGTATCAACCAAGTTGAAGCTAAAATTGAGCCGAAAGGGGCTAGTCCCCCGGCCAATGTATGCCCCAACGTCCATCGTGGGTTTATTGGAGGTGTCCCGCCGGTTTGGCACCCAGTTAGACATGGTGAGGAACAAGATGAAGAGTCAATCAACCATTTATTCTTAGCATACCATCACGTTAAGGAAGTATGGTCAGATTTCCAGGCCGTAGTCAGTGACGCAGCGTTCGCAACGCGAGTAGCCGCAGATCTGGCAGCAAATAAAATTGCCGGCCTTGGTGGCACTACGGCCGACGTAGTTGACGTAGCTACTTCCCGAGCCTTGCAGTTTTTGGCCGAAACTACCCCGGTTGTACGACGAGCCTACAATAACTTGTCGAACGCGACGGCTGAAGTGGCTCATGATGTGATCGGCATGGCTGATGGCCAAGTTGGGAGAGTAGTGGAAACAACTTCGTTGGCGGCTTCCTATTTGGCTGACGTTGTTGAAGACACTAGACATTTTTTGGCTCGTGTCACTGACTCAACCAAATCCCACGAATTAACTGACCATGAGCTGGCCCTCAAATTGATTGGTCCCATCCCAATATGTTCTATACGGGGCGCGCCCTGGTTCCTTGTTTACAGCGTGCTGTATAGTCTATTATTCTACGCATTGGGTAGGTGCACGAGTTACGTAGTGTGCCGTTTCATAGTGAAATTAGCAAATCTATTTACTCTAGAATTTTACTTTATAATGATTTACTCTCATGTTGGTATGTATGACTGGAATTCATACGAGGAGTGCTTGACCCACGCCTTCCCCACTGTTGATTGTAGCAGGAGAGTGCTAGCTAGAGTTGCTTTCAATTGCGTCTGTATCAGCTATGTCGTGATAGCCATAATGTTTGCGGTGAGCATTGTTGACGTAGTGGTTTATTCTTGGCACCTATCTCGACGGGCCAATAACCGCTTGGCACATGCCTTGAACGGTAATATATCGTTTAAAGATGGGTTTACCTTCACTACGTTGCGGTTGTCTACCATTCGGTTGTTCAACTTGATGGCAGAATACGATGCACTTGGTAACCGGAGTGGATATGATTATGATACCCAAACGGAGGGCATTGAACCGAAAGTTTTTGCGGCATTGGAAGTATCCTACCCACATGAGTTGGCTAGTCTTGAACTCCAATTCCCGGGTGAGATTGAATTGTGTTGGGTCGTGCTCCATTTGTATTCAAAAGCTGCTAGGCCGCAGGATCGACCAATGAAAGATCCCCAGTGGCGACAATACATACGAGTAGTTCGTGAGCAGGTGTTATTGGCGGAAGACGAAGATGAAGACGATCTACCATCCGTACATGCCGAGGAAGTAGGAGGCGCGTTGCCTTCCCCAATCGATGAGACGTTGGCTATGGTGGAAAAGAAAACCTTACCAGTTGCACGTCACATTGCTGACCTCGAACTCCGTGAGCTGCCGGTCTCAGCCCGAGTGCGCTTGGACAATTTTCACAATCAAATTTGTACGTTAGGAGACATGCGTGTGTACCAATACTGGCGTGCAGGTGATCTCATTTGTGGGCTGCCATATTACACCACCGTATCGCTAAGCGTTCAGGTCGTAACTGCCTTAGCTACTTGGTGGCGCATGCAAGATCGAGTATATAATTACGACGCCCATAAACACGCTTGTGATTTGTACCTCGAGAAGATTTTGGCTCCAACTAACGCTACGCCCTACGAGAAACATACACATTCTGTGCATGTTCGAGAACTCTCATATTACATCGCCAAGTCGCACTGGAGATTCACTCGCAACCCTCGTCAAATGACAATCGCCGCAGCCGGAGTCGTCCTGCTTGTGCTCATTTGGGCGTCGTGTGCAGCCACATTCGTTCATGGGCATACTGCAAAATTGACGTCTAGTTTCCAAATCGACTTGAGTGACGTCATTTTGTCTTTTGACTGGTTTCACCCTTATGTCCTTATTGCTCTAGCGTCAATGGTGGTAGTGATCAGTGCTGCCGTAGAGACCAACGATTGGTCGTGGTTTGGCGTCATATTAGAGGAAGCTGCCAATCATGGTCTTGGGCACTTATTTGCTTTAACTTACGTTGGCCGATTTATTGTTGGTGGCGCACTTGGCCTGTTGGAAGCATGCTACCGTTTCAAGCACTTGAGTGGCAACGACTTCTTCTTGCATTGTACGTCCATATCAGCTTGCCGGGCCATATTCGCTTGTCTGAATTCATTTGGGGCTTCGTTGGGTGCTCATGCCGTAGCCAATTGGTTTAGTCCTATTCGTTTCAACTTGTGGGATGAGTACCCGACTCGACGTACTCACACTGCCAAAATAACGGTTCCAAGTAGCTTTAAGAAAGACTCTTCTCTGTCAATGCCGAAGGAAGAGTTGTCCAAACCAGTTGATAGGACCCGGGCTTGTATCTATGATGTTGGTTGCACAGTAGACGGATATGAGCCCGTGGCCTATGCGCCGAATGCATCCAATGAACTGAATGCAGTCATGAATCGCGTGGTTGTTGGCACCCCGGAAGTTGACGTCCATTATATGCGTGGGTTCATACGGTTCGTTAAGAATAATGTCCACGTCTTTTTTCCAGGGATAGCTGGTACACGCATCGAGCCCTACTCCTTTACAAGTTGGATTGAATCAAGTAATGCGAGCGCTGCTGCCAAACGACGCATTACCCAAGCCTACGCGTCTTTTGTTGCCTCCGGCCATTCCATCTACCAACGAGTTTCGAAGCGATTGGCCAAGAAGTGGACCAAGCGCAAGGGGTTTGTTAAGGTTGAGAACAATCTTTACCGCTCCCCAGCAGGAATCTCATCAAAAGCTCCACGTTTGATCCAAGCAGCTACTGATGAGTATCTATTTGTGGTTGGACCATGGGTCGCAGCTTTCCAATCGCGACTCAAAGAGGTGTGGAATCCTGGGTTCCCCATTTGTTTTACCAGCGGCGTGGCTGCTCATAGGTGCGCCAATATGATCATGAGACACAGCGGGCAGATATTTGAGGATGATGTGTCATCTTATGATTCCTCTATTAGCTTCGAGCTCGCCCAATTGGAGCTGTGGTTGTTTACGTACTTTGGGGCCCCCAAGCTCGCCGCACAATTGAAGCACGAGAACATTTACACTAATGGTATAACTTTCTCCGGGATACAGTACCGTGTGCCGGGCACGCGTAAGTCAGGGGACCCCGACACGTCACTCATGAATTCTATTTTGAATGCGTTGTTACACCTATACGTGATCCGTACTGAGTACAACCTTTCAATACGTCGCTTAATGAGGATAACTAGGATGTTAGTGCAAGGTGATGACAATCTTAGTTCTTTGTGCGTGTCCAATCGTTTAGATTTAGCGCCTGCTATGCTGAGATTGGGTTTTAAGTGTGAAGCCCTTTGGCGCGACCATTGGCACGACGCCGAATTTTGTTCTTGTCGCATTGTGCCTACTAGTCATGGTTACACCTTTGTGCCTAAGCCAATGCGATTGTTGATGAAGTTTGGCCAGATTATCAATCCACCTTTGAATGTCGCACCTCTCAGCGTCTTGCGTGGTATAGCCCTGGGCTTGGAAGGATTTGCGTGTTATTCACGCATACTTGGCACGCTGGTTGAGCGCGTGCTTTATCTTACCGAGGGCCATGACGTTTTTAATTCGAAGATTGAAGATTGGAAGATGGTCAGCCGTGGTGGCGGACAACCGATTCCTGAGACACATGCTGCCGAACTTGAAACCTATGGGATCAGTGAGAACACAATGTCTCGAGTCCTGGAGTGTATCGGTTCCATGGGCATTAGTGAAAAACTTCCCCGCGAGTTGTTCGCACCACTATGCGATCGAGATTCAGCAGCGCCATTATATTTTTTGCCGTCTATCAAGCGAGCAAAACCCGTCGAGAGACCACCAGCCGCAAATCGACTGGTGGTACAATACTGGTTGCGACGACTAGGATTGTCCGTATGGCTCACTCTTATTATTATCGTCGCCTTGTCGGCTACACGTGCCGCTCGGGCTCATTGCCTCACAGTTCTTACCCATTCGAACCTTGCTGTCGACGTTGATGACTTAAGCCGTCCGTTCATGGTGTCTGAGGAAGCAGTAAGTGTGATCGTGGAATCTAACTCACTGGCAATAGCAAACTATACGTGGAACCCCGCACTAGCATCTGATATAAGAGCCGTCGGCCATTTGGATGATGTCGCTGCTAAGTGCGGGAGGTGCGACACCCCCCCTACCAAAATGTCTGAACGTTCCAAAACAATTAAACAAATCAGTAAGAAAGTTGAGAAGAAACTCAACGGAAAACAGAAGAAGACAGCTGAGAAAGCTGTTGTGGAAGTCATTAAAGGTAAAGGTGCTTACCGTCCATCCAGCATGAATCGCGCAAAGCTTGATAAGATTCGTGGAAAAGGGGGATATATTAGTGATTTCCTAGGTAAAGTGGGTACAAGTGTGGGAGGGTGGCTGGGAGACAAGTTCGAAAGTCTTACAGGGTGGGGAGATTATCGTGACCGTGCAGCTAAACACAAGCTCAGGTACCAACGATCACCGCCTAGTGGACGAGCAGCCACTCTCATGGATATGGTATCGAATCCCGACGCCTTGAGCATGGGGCAAGCGTCCGCCAGGTTCGCTGGAGGGCCCCCAATCATAGTGCATCGCGAATTCGTTGGCAATGTGTACTCTAGTGAAGACTTCTCTACGACGAGCTATAGGATACAGCCGGGTTTGTCTGGGGCAAATGTTCTTTTCCCCTGGTTGTCACGGGCAGCCCAATGCTTCGAGCAGTACCGGTTGGAGGGTATGATACTCGAATATGAGAGTACTTCTTCTGAGTTCACGACCTCTTCATCTTTGGGGTCAGTATATATGTCGACTGTGTATGATGCTGATGCCCCTCCATTGGGAAGTGAGGTGGCTGTAGCTAATAATGAGTACACTACCTTTGATAAGATCAGTAACAGTTTTTTACATCCAATAGAATGTGCCCGTGAAGATAGTCCTATTACTTTGCGATATGTAAACGACAATAACACAACGTCTACTGATCCAGCTTGGTCTGATGTAGGTAAGTTCCAAGTGTCAGTCACTGGGTGCCAGGATATTGGGTCCATAATCGGAAAGTTGTGGTGTATATACAAAATCCGTTTTTATAAGCCGGTATTGCCTGACATTCACATTGGTACCACATATGTCGCCGGCACTGTTACTCAACAATTAACCCTCACTAATGTCTTTGAGCAGCTCACTGAAAACCCAAGCAACAGTCTCCCCGTCAAATTGTATGATTCTGGAGGAAATAATACTACTGTGGTTATGCCCAACGGTTACAGTGGGGCTTATCAATTGACCTTGACCGGTTATAACTCAGCACAAGGCACGTCGTCAGAAATTTTGGCCCCAAATATGCCCACAGTGGACGTCACAGCCATGGGCACTGATATCGTACCGTTGTTGCTGTCATCCACGACCAACCCTTTCAATTTGTCTACTGGGGGCTCAACGGCGGGCGGTGCTTCATCTAATGTGAATTCGTGTAGTGACACTAGCATATCATATGTGTCCGAACAGTTCACTACGATACCCTCGTTCAATTCCCAGGCCCTCACTCGCCTCAGCTTCTTTTTTGTGTCATTAGGTGAGCACGATGATGAATTAGATTTTCTAATCCAGTTTCGGCAGCCCAATACTCAGGTCACGCCTGATGTATTTAGTGGCGGTGCACCATATTACATCAGAGCAGATACACATACTGGCGTCCCCAATTACTCACTACAATCCTACGGGAGTGCTGTGGGTCCGGCGTACTGGACCCTCGTTATTACGGCTGTGGATTCCGACATAATATCAAAATTCAATCCTATGGCGATGTCCAGCAAATCCTTACAGAAATTGGTGGCTAGTCAAGCCACTAATTTGTTTGCATTGAGTCAGCAGTTGGTGGACGTGCAAACTAGACTGGGGATAGAACCTAATGTTATCATGCCCAAGACCGACAAGCCCCAGCCACCAGCCAATCATCCGCCTCGCCGTAATAAAGTGCTCGGCAAGTTGGCTGAAGTAGCAGCTGCTGAGCTCATTAGGAGAGATAATGAAGCTAAGTCTGCTGAGCAGTTCGTAGTTGAACCATCAGCTCAAGCAGAAGACGCCGTCGTTGTATCTGAGGTTAGTACGCCCGATTTGACCAAATCCCAGACGCTGAGTGCTATATCTACATTGGCAAAAGTAGTAGGTAAGCTCCAGTTGTAAGGGATTATGGGCGTCAGGCTGGCGCGCAACATCGATTAGTAATCCTGACGCCTCAAAGCGCTGTAAGTAGCTAACTATCTCATCTCACTTTTATGTTGAGATGTACCACCAATCTGGGGAAAAATCCATTCATTTGGTACCGCTCCCCAAG